ATTCTGTTGGTGGAAGTGATGCAGAAGCAGCAGGAGATGATACTGGACCAGATGAAGGGTCAGCAGCAGCTGGAGCAGAAGCAGCAGGGGCAGCTAAAGGTGGACTTATGCAACGTAAAGGCTATGCTAATGGTGGTTCAGTAAACTATAACATAGCTGGTGTAGGTCAAGTAGGTGGTAATCTTACTCAAGGTGCTATGAATGAAATGGCAGAAGCTTTACCTAAACCTAAAACATATGATGAAATAAAAGAAGATGTACAAGGATTTGAGTTTCCTGAATTAAATACAGCTAGTACAGATCCTGATAGTGAGAATTACTACGGTCGTAAACTACAAGGTGATTTGTTTAAACAACGTCAAGAAAAAGCTGATCTTGTATATAGACCAAATCAAGATAGAAATAATGCATATAGTAACGATTCAGAGTTACAGGTACTACTAAGAAGAGCAGGAGTAGACAGCGATAATTTTGTTGACGTAATGGATCAGTATAAAACTGGTGGAAATGACTTACTTGGTCAAGGTCCAAGCACATTAAACGAACAGTTAAAAAGTGGTCTAGATGCATTAACAGATAAACGTAGAATACTTAGAGATGGTATAAAATCTGATGATATACCTGAAGGTGCTACTAATAGAGATATGTTAAAGAAAATATTTTTTAATGAGCTTGATGATTTTGGTGCAGAATTAGATTATGATAACTATCAAGCTAATGATAAAATAACTGGCATAATAAATCAAGACCCAGATAATTTCCCCCCAAATGCTACAGAAGAGTATAAGGCTGCAATTAAGTCTTATGATTTAGATGGACCTGCTGATCCTCAAAAACTAGGCTATGCAGCAAGTATATTAGATAGTGACAGAGGAGCATCAGCAATACCTGTAAAAGAAGATAAAGGTTCAGGTATTATGGGTGAAAGAAGATACGTTGAAGGCGTAGGCTATGTAAAAGCAGCATAGTCAAATCAGGGCTACCTTCTACCCTTTTCATGGTGAAAAGCTACTAGATGCCCCCAAAAGAAAGAAACTAAAATGGAAGCAATACAAGAAGAAGTAAAAACAGCACCAATAATGTATAAAAGAATAAGCATAGAAGAAGAAGAAAAAGAAATACAAGAACTAGAGGCAGCAAGAAATGCTGAAAACAAACAAGTAGAAGAAGCAGAAAAAGATGAGGAGGAAACTCAATCTTTAGATGCAGAAGAAAAAACTTTTAAGAAAAGATATGGAGATCTAAGAAGACATCAGCAAAAGATACAAGAGCAACATTCTGATGAGATACATAAGTTAAAAGTTCAGATAGAAGGTCTAACTAAGAAACAGGTAAAGTTACCTAAGACTGATGAAGAATTAGAAAAATGGTCTGAACAGTATCCTGATGTTGCAAAGATAGTAGAAACCATTGCAACTAAGAAAGCATTAGAAGCACGTAAAGATGTAGATGAAAAACTACGTTACGTAGACGAAATGCAAACTAAAGTTAAAATGGAAAGAGCAGAGAGTGAGCTAGAAAAGCTACATCCTGACTTTGCAGATATAAGGGCAGATCAAGGCTTTCACGATTGGGTAGCAGAACAACCTAAGTGGATACAGTCTGCATTATATGAGAATGACACAGATCATCTTGCAGCAGCTAAAGCAATAGACTTGTATAAGTTAGAAACTAAACGAGGATCTAAAAAAGCTAGTGCTACTAAAGATGCAGCTAGGTCTGTTTCTAATACTAAACGCTCTGAAGAACCTACAACAGTAGATAAAAATGTATGGTCAGAGTCAAGAGTAAAAGATTTAAGCAGTAAAGACTGGGATAAATTTGAAGAAGCTATCTCAGAATCTGTAAAAAATGGTACATTTGTATATGATTTAACTGGTGCAGCAAGATAAAGTGCTTGACAAATTAATTTAAATGTGATATACTATATACAATTATATAACTAGCTGATGATTAAAACATTGGCTAGTTCCTTTTAGGAGCCTCTTTTATAGACTACCTCCTGTTTACGCTAACTCTAAACATATCAACTACCTACAATCGTTAGGCCAGGTTTATCCTACACCCTAAAGATGTAGCCTTGAAACTGTCAAAGTTGGCTCGTTTCGATATAGCCGAAAGGAGATAACCAATGGCTTTTAAGACTGCAACTGGTTATGGAAATCTACCTAATGGTAACTTCTCTCCTGTAATTTACAGTAAGAAGGTACAATCAGCTTTCCGTAAAACTAGTGTTTGTGAAGATATAACCAACAGTGATTACTTTGGTGAGATATCTAATTTTGGTGATACAGTGCGTATTATCAAAGAACCAGAAATCACAATTTCTGAATATGCAAGGGGTACGCAAGTAACTCCACAAGACCTACAAGATGATGACTTTACTCTTGTTGTCGATAAAGCTAACTACTTTGCTTTTAAAATTGATGACATTGAGGAAGCTCATTCTCATGTAAACTTTGAGTCAATGGCTAGTGATCGTGCTGGCTATCGTCTAAAAGATCAATTTGACCAAGAAGTTCTAGGTTACTTGACAGGTTTCAAACAAGCTACGCTCAGTGCTAATGCTGGAACCGCTAGAGTAGCTGCTGATAAATCAGGTACTGATCCTATTGCAGGAGCAGCTGCTAATGGTTTACTAGCTTCTATGTTAATTGCTCGTAACAGCTTTGTTTCTGGTGGTGCTTCTACCGACTCAATTGCAACGCATCCTGACGGATCTACTGGTGAAGCAACTCCTTTGGAAGTTCTCAACCGTATGGCTCGTTTGCTCGATCAACAAAATGTTGACCGTGATGGACGTTGGGTTGTTGTCGATCCAGTATTCGCTGAACAGCTTAATGACGAAAACTCCAAACTATTAAACAGTGATTTTGCTTCAAGTGATCCAGACATTCTTCGTAATGGTCGTATCATCTCTGGCATGATCCGTGGTTTCAGAGTTTATATGTCAAACAACCTACCTTCAATAGGAACAGGCCCAGCTACCATTGATACTAATGGTTCAAGCGCACACTTTGGTGCAATTGTTGCTGGACATGATTCTGCTGTTGCTACGGCTTCTCAAGTAGAGAAGGTCGAAACTTATCGTGACAATGACAGCTTTGCTGACATCGTTCGTGGGTTACATTTATATGGTCGCAAGGTTCTTCGTCCTGAAGCACTAGTTCGCGCACACTATAATATTGCTGGTTAAGGGGAGAATAGACAATGGCTACTTTTGACCTTACCGCTTCATCTACCGCTGGTGTTGGTGCAGATACTTCTGCTGTAATGCCAGGTCATTATGGTAACAATGCAATGTACAATGTCGAGGCTTACCTCGATGTAGCTGCATTTATTGCTGCTGGTAATACTGTAGCTGATGGAGATATCTTTCAGTTATTAGAAATACCTGCTGGTACATTGATACTTAATGCTGGTGCTGAAGTTATGACAGCTTTTACTTCAAGTGTAACTGCTGACGTTGACTTTGCTGCTGGTGATGATATTATTGATGGAGCAGACGTTACTTCTACTGGTTATTGTGCCAAAGGAACTAACGGTCAAACCAATACGGTTGTTGGCTCTGCTGCTTCAACTTATACTCAGTTTGTATCCTCTACTGATACTATTGATGTTTTGTTAGCAGGAGCAGCCGCTGCTGTTGGTGTACTACGAGTATATGCTACTTGCATTAATTGTAACGCAAATGGGAAGTTCCCAACTGCTGCTGCAAGAGATACATTAGCATAATAAAGTATTGTGGGATAGTTCTGTAATGGGGCTATCCCCTTCTTTAATTTGGGTGAGATATGGCTACAACATTCTTAACATTAGTTAATGATACATTAAGACGTTTGAATGAAGTTGAATTAACTGCAATTGATTTTCCAACTGCTACAGGCTTTCGCGCACAAGTTAAAGATGCAATAAATTCTTCAATACAAGAAATATCTCAGAGAGAATTTGAGTTCCCTTTTAACTTTACTGCTGGTTCTTTGACACTGGTAGTAGGTACACAAGAATATGCATTAGAGTCAGACTTTAAAATAGCTGACTGGGATTCTTTTAGAATCAACTATGATTCAACTAATAACTTTTCTGCACGTAATCTTAAACTAATAGACTATGACACTTTTATAAAGAGGTTCTTTGAAAGAGATTCAGAAGCTAGTACAGGTGATTTTGATCAACCTATGTACGTGTATCGCACATTAGATAATAAAGTTGGTTTTACTCCTAGACCTGATGCTACTTATAGTGTAAGTTATAGTTACTTTGCCTATGCTACAGATCTTGTAAATGCTACAGATACCATGTCTGTACCTGATGCATACAAACACGTAGTTATAGATGGTGCATTGTATCATTGTTTTATGTTTAGAGACAATGCTCAACAGGCACAATTAATCAAAGCAAGATTTGATGATGGCGTTGATCGTATGAGAACTCTATTAATTAACAGGTTTACTGATGTTAGAGATACTCGCGTAAGCCGATTAATAAATGTACCACATGGTAATGGTTAATGGTAGACGCTTTAAAGGATGTAACTGTCCTAGCCAAAGGCGGTTTATTTACCAATGAGGATGCGTTAGCATTAGCTAGTACTAATCCTGGTTCAGCTTTGCGTATGTTAAATATGGAAGTATCGCAGTTTGGTGGGTACAGACGTATTAATGGTTATGCTGATTATGACTCTAGTCATGGTACTATATCAGGTGTAGGACCAGTAATAGGTCTTTGGATACTAAATGGTATACCTTACGCAGCTAGAAGAAACTTAAAAGATAATAATGGTTCACTAGGTTCTAATCCTTTTGTAGTTACCAGTGGAAGTGCTACTATAACTGTTACACATAGTAGTCATGGTTTAGCAGTTGGAGATAGAATACAATATTCAGGATCTGCTGCTGTTGGTGGAATTACTCCAAATGGAGTAGACATG